TTTTCGTCCATTGAGAAAACAGCATTACGCGCAAGGCCAACCGCTTTTTCTTCGGTCTCCTGCCCCATCAAACGACCAAACTTGGCCGCTTCCTGTGCCATCATGTCACTGGCTTGCCATCCCAGCTGCATCGCAGCTTGGTTGCCTCTTGGCCGGATCACACCAGATTGCCCAGATTGGGCTTGAACGGTTTCGCGCTTTCTCAAAACTGGCATGTTTTTTATTCCTTAAATCCGACACTGCGCATGAACGATGATGCCCGCGACCCTTGCCCATATTCTTGATACATATCTTCACCGCCCTTGATCGCGCTGACTGCACCCATGAAGCCTTTTAGCCTTGCAGCTTTGGCGCCATATTTGCCCTCGATCTTCACCAACTCGCGTTCCGCCATCAAGCGCCGACTTTCATCGCCCTGTGCGTCGCGCGCCTTGCCAATATTCTTATTCATATCGGCAGTATTGCCCTCCGCAATTGAAGCAAAGCTGGCATTTCCAATGCCCGAGACCGCCGACGCCGCCATATTGGCTTCGGCTTGCTGCGCATACTCGGTGAGCATCGCGCTCTCTTGCTCGTTGCCCCGCGCCGCGACAATGAATGTCATGGCTTGGATTTGAGCTGCTTCAAACTTGGCGTCCGCCGCAATCTGGTTGCCTTGGATTTGACCCATCCCAAAACTTCCGACCGCCGACACTGCTGAAAAGGCGTCACACATACATATTCAACGCAATCGCCTTGATGCCGCCGCGTGCAGGATCACTGCCGCTGATCACCAAGGACGGGCTGCGCCCCCATTTTGCTACGCGATATTCGCGCCATTCATTTATTAGGCTTGGAATTTCCATAGCCGGTGCGTCGATTGCTGTCGGGATTGGCTTGCCCTCTACCATGCCATCCCAAATGTTGTCCCAATAAACATCGACCGAAACAATTCTTTGCATTTTGCCTGTCGCTGGCCCGTTTGGCATGTTTACCGCTGGCGGAAGAACCTCGATCTCCCAATACATCGGCTCTCCGATAACAACGCTTGTCCGCGCCTCGTTCGTGGCAAACACACCTCCTGCATCCGGCGTCAATGACGGTAGGATTTCTCGCCCGTCATGCACAACGCAATTAGTGCTTGCGTGATGCAGGCTCGTCCAAGCCGTGCCTGCTGGGTCTTGTGTCAGCAAGGATGCATTGTCAGCGTAAATTCCCTGCTCTGTCGTATCAAACTCGACAATCGAATAATTGCCGCCTGCCTCAATCACAGCAAAGAGCCTTGAGTTGACGGAAGTGACACTCACAAAGTTGGCACCGTCCATTTCCCACCGCATGAAACCCATGCTGTCGTCAGACCGCGCAGAGTGCATCACCAAAAGCGATCCATCTTCTTCATTGACCGATATTAGATAAGGGGTGCTTTCCGTGGCGCTGCCCTCATAAACCGCCGTGTCACGCGGCCCCGCCATCCAATCTGGTGTGGCCACTGTCAAAGGTGGTGCGCGATAATTGCTGTCTTTGTTTTCGGCAATGAACTCACGAATGTGGTGGCCCGGACCGTCGATGAACATTGCAGCTCCATCAAACACCCTTGGCACTGCATATGAGCAGCCATGCTTTGTCGTCGCCACTGCACGCGCTGTCTCTTGTGTAATCGCAACTGCATCAGATCCCGGAACATAAAACTCCGCGCTATCTGTAAACACCGACAAGTCGTACCCGCCGACAAAGTGCCTGATCCGCGCCTGTTCACCAACGCCCAGCAAGGCTACCGCGTCCGCTGGCGAACCGTCGCCAAGACCGAAATTTTCGATAGTGAAAAGGGCTGAACCCCACATTGCGTCTGGAAGTTCTTCTGTCCCTCCAAGCCATAGGCGGCGCTGCCAGATCGCGCTGGCTTGCGGCCACCCGCGTATGTCCGACATTGCCGGCTCTTGGATGCCGTCCCGAATGCCCGAGAAGATATACATATCGACCGACCCACCGCCGCCCAATTCTTCCTCTGTCGGGACCGTTCCCGCCGAAAGAACCTCGAAGGTATCTGCGTCAATCACTCGCTTGACCTCGTAGGCCGCCGCCGTTCCGCTTACGACCGTGGCCGCCGTTGTGAAGTCGGGAGCCACTCCGGCCGCATTGTTCAAAACGTCTGCTGGCGAATAAGCAACGCCTGTCAGATCAACATCAGACACACCTGTGAAGTAAATTTGATCCCCAGCCTTTAGCCCGTGTTCAAAGGCAAAGACCTTTACGATCTTACTTCCCTTTGAAAACAGGAATGGCGCTGGGTCCAGACGCTTCGCAAGGTTCCGCCGAACAATGACTTCGACCTCTTGCGCGTTTACATATGCCGTGACCTCGACCTCTCCGCCGAGAATAAGCAATCGCTGCCCCACATTGTCCGCCGAGAAGAAGTCAACGGTCGTGTAAAGTGATCCTGTACCCGCCGCCAAATCAAATGTTGATGCAAGGTTGCCCGATGCTGTCGCAATATGATCCCCATATCCCAAGGCCGCGCCTGGGGTTGTGAAGATCGTGGCTTCCACCTCGATATCCCCAGCAAAGTTGACATACGGTTGATACACCTCTGTTCCGTCTGACTTTCCCTCGAAGACAAAAGGACGTGCCGAGAAGCTGTCCAATTCCGCGTCATATTCGATGATGCACGGCTTAAAGGTGCTGTCACAAACAATGAACTGATTGCGATAGCGGGTCATGGTCATGAACCACTTTGTTTGGCCTGTCCAAGCGCACTCGGGATCAGTCAGCGTTGCCTTAAGCAAAAGGTTGCTGTCATAGATCGCAACCTGTCCGTTTGTGAACACCATGATGAAACTGGTGGTAAGTCCGGTCGCATATTCCCAGCTTTCAATCCGTGCTTCTTCCGCCAGATCGATCTTAAATTCCGTACCCCAACGGCGGACAATCCGGCCATCATTGAGGACCATCATGTTCTTCGCCTCTTTCAGAGCAGCCTGATAAGCATTTGTGTCGGTGCGGGCCAAAAGCCCATTACCGATACGACCACGGCGAAAGTTGGTTTGGTAAGTCCTCAAACGGCCCATTAATTCATTCTCCCGCCTGTGCGGCGTGCGCGGATAAATGCCTTCGTATCAAGTCGCGGCTGGGTCCGGCCCTGCGCGTCAATCGACTTTGCGCGGCGCAGCTGAATTTCTGATCTCTGCTCGAACTGACCGGACAAATCAAAGTCCATCGTCAGGGGCAGAGAAAGCCTTGCCGCCAGCTTCATTATAAAGGCTTCGCGGAAATATCCGGGCCACTCCGAAGGATTGACCATAACCGAATACGTCGCCTTTACGACTTCGCTCGATGTCGCTTGGACACGCACCGCAACAAGCCGCCCGAACACGTCAAAGGGGGCTTTGAAATCCCCGATGTAAACCGTGCGCAGATTTTTGGCGTCAGATGGTAATTGGTAGAACCCTTCCCACGGATAAGGGGGAACATCTGCAACCCTTACAAGGGTCGCCGTTTCCTGCGCAAATCTCCAAGGGTAAAGCGAAATCACTGCTTCCAGTGTGTCGGCATATGCTCGGTTTGCCGCGTCCGCTGTTGCACTGTTCTCAATAAACGAAACGATCGGCGGGATGCCGATCAGTGAAAGTGCTGCGTTTGTGACCTTGATGTCACTGTCGGATACACTCAAAGCTGGCATTTATGCCTCCATTTTGAAAAAGGGCCGACCGCCTTGTGAAGCAGCCGGCCCTAAGTTTTCCACTGCCACCACTGCCATGAGGCAGCGGAAGCTATTATGCAGCTGTCGTCAGCGTTGAGACTTCGTAGATGCCTGTGTCTTCGATGCCAACGGCACCCATCGACATGCAGGAAACTGCGGACCATGCGGAATAGGTGTTTTCCCAATCCCAGTTGGTGTTGATCTCTTTGTTGACGCCGTGACCGATGGCCGATTTGTGCCATGCAATGTTTTTGGCAACATTAGTTGTCACAACAATGTTCGGCTCGACCAACCAGAGAACACCCATCCAGAGTTTAGCGGTCATGCCGCCTTTGAATGGGAGGCTGTCTTGGCCAACGAAGTCAGCATT